GCTCCGAACACGCTGCCCTCAACACCCTGCTGCAATCGGCAGGGGCACTCCTCGTGAAGCAGGCCACGGTCAATCTCTACAAGGAGATGACCCGGCGGGGCTACGTGTGGGGAACGGACTGGGCCATGGTCGCCCACGTCCATGACGAGTACCAACTACACGTCCGCGAAGAGATCGCTGAAGCGGTCGCCGAGATTGCCGTGTGGTCCTTCCAACAAGCCGGTCGTGACTTCGCTTGGCGCTGCCCTCTGGATGGTGAAGCCAAGATCGGAGCCAACTGGCGCGATTGCCATTGAGTTGCAGTAATGGAGCAGAAGACTCTGACGGTCCTGCACCGGGCCTACATGCAGCCTTTCTCGACCCAGTCCAACTACGCCCGTCAGTACGCGGTCGAGGTTGCTGAACTGGCAAGCCGGGGGCTGCTCACCACCCAAATCTGGCGGCACCAATACGGGAAGCACTGGCGTGTTTCTGCGGCTGGTCTTGCCCTTCTCGAAATGACAACCATAGGAGAAACCGAATGCGCTACGTCATCGTGATCGAGGATACCCACACCGGTATCGCCATGACCTACAACCGCGAGCACAACGGTGTGCAGGACCACGCTGAAGAGTCCATCGCTACCCACACCACTGCAACCCTGTTCCTGACCATGCGCCGTCTCGCTCAGGTCGGTGCGGTCAGCGTGAACGAAGAATTCAAGATGGAGATGAGTACATGAAGTTTGATCCCCTCAACGATGGAATCTCCTCGGTCGAACTGATCGACCACATGGGGAGCGACCTCACGGTGGTCAATGCGGCCCGAGTAAGTATGGCGAAGGAGAGCCAGTGGGAGTACGAATCGGCCTTGAGTGGTCAGGTACTCTCAAAGCGTGACTGTGGTCTCATCTCCTACCTCGCCCGACACAAGCACTGGACCCCCTTCAGTCACCCGCAGATTCAACTGCGGATCAAGATGCCCATCTTCGTGGCCCGTCAGTGGTTCAAGCACATGATCGGATTCACGCGGAATGAGGTGTCCCGCCGGTATGTCGATGACACCCCGGAGTTCTTCTACCCGAATGAGTGGCGTGTGCGTCCTGAAGGGAGCGTGAAACAAGGGTCAGGGGGAACCCACCCAGCGTCTGGTGTGTGGGGTACTGCTACTGTGCTCAATACCCAAGCCCTTCTGCGCCTGTACGAGGAGATGATCGCGGACGGGGTCGCCCCTGAACAGGCGCGAATGATCCTGCCATGTTCGCACTACACGGAGTTCTATGAAACTGGTTCGCTGGCTGCTTACGCTCGACTGGCGTCACTTCGTCGTGATCCGCACGCCCAAAAGGAAACCCAACTCTACGCCCGAGCCGTATCGGACACCCTCGGAACTCTATTTCCGGTGTCTTGGGCGGCTTTGACTTGCCCGGAGGTATCCACCCATGGATGAGTTTGAAGACGAATTCGACATGTCTGTCGATGCCGGGATGACCTCCCGCGTGTTCGAGTTGATCTCGCTGGCGAAGGCTGTGGATGCCTGCCGGGACTACGAGATGCAGAACAAACTACGCAAAGGTGCTGACATCGTTCTGCGCCACATGACCGTGATCACCCACCCTGAAGTGGAGGTGATGCAGTGAAGACCATCGCCCTGATTGATGGGGATATCTTCGCTTACGAGGCTGCTGCCGCTGCGGAGACCCCAATCAACTGGGGCGATGATCTCTGGACCCTTCACGCCTTCGAGACTCCCGCCAAGCAATCCCTCGTGGATCGCATCGAGAGTCTTGCCGAGGACGTGGAGGCAGACCGGATCATCATCGCCCTGTCTGATACCGAGAACTTCCGCAAGAAGATTCTCCCGACCTACAAGTTGAACCGGGCCGGTGTCCGTAAGCCGATGCTGCTCAAGCCCCTGAAGGAATTCATGGGCGAGAAGTTCGAGGTCTTCATCCGTCCCGGTCTGGAGGGTGATGACGTTCTCGGAATCCTCTCGACGTGGCCGAAGCTCGTCGGACGTAAGGTGATCATCTCCAAAGACAAGGACTTCCGCACGATCCCCGGCGAGGTGTTCTACGCCAACCGGGCTGACGAGGGAATCCTCACCATCACCGAGGAAGAGGCTGACCGTTTCCACCTCTACCAGACCCTCACCGGAGATACGACCGACGGGTACTCAGGGTGTCCAGGCATTGGCCCGGTGACCGCCGAGAAGATTCTCGACAAGGCTGTAGCCGATGGTGTCCCGCTGTGGGATGCCGTGGTTGCTACATATGCCAAGAAGAACCTCGGTGAGGAAGAAGCCCTGACCCAAGCCCGTGTCGCCCGAATCCTCCGGGCATCTGACTACGACTTCAAGAACAAGGAGCCGATCCTATGGACCCCGTGAATTCCCCCGGTCACTACAAGCGGGGTGCTGACCCTCTGATGCTCGCGGTTCGCGCTGCGATTGCTGAGGAGATGGACCCCCTGAATCTGGCGGCGATTGAGGCCATGTCCTCGATGCTCTCCATCGAAGAAATGCGCGGGTACTTGCGCGGTAACAGCTTCAAGTACCGCTGGCGCTACACCCACAAGAACGGGATCGAAGACCTCCGCAAGGCTGCTTGGTACGAGAACAAGTTACTGAAGCTGGAGGAGACCGTAACCCGCTATCTGGAGAACACCCAATGAACATGAACGAATACCAAGAGAAGGCGATGGAGTTCGCGGTCTTCGAGAGCGCCCACTATCCCTTCTACGCTCTGGCCGAAGAGGTCGGAGAAGTCCTCGGTCTCGTTGCCAAGGCAGAACGCGGCGACGACCTGATCGAACGCTTCGGCAGCCGTGAGGCAACCCGCGAGAAGGTCGTGAAGGAACTGGGCGATGTCTTGTGGCAACTTCAGGCTTGCTGCTTGGTCCTCGGCCTCACCCTCGAAGAGGTTGCCGAGGCGAACATCGCCAAGCTCGAAGACCGCAAGGCCCGTGATGTACTGAAGGGGTCCGGGGATGATCGCTAAGTTTCACCCCTCGACCCGCGCTCGGATCGTCACCCGACGCACCTACAACCGTCCGCTGGACGAGGCCGGTGAGGTCTTCGAGAACTGGGAACAGACCGTGGATCGAGTGGTGGGTCATCAGCGGTGGCTTTGGGAGCGTGCCCAAGGCTACGATCTGGCCCCCTCTCAGGAGACTGAACTCGAAGAACTCCGCGCCATGATGCTCCAGCGCAAGCTGTCGGTCGCCGGTCGAACCCTGTGGCTCGGTGGTACGGACATCGCCAAGCGCCGGGAAGCCTCCCAGTTCAACTGCTCATTCACCCACATCGAGACCGTCTATGACGTTGTGGATGCGCTCTGGCTCTTGCTGCAAGGCTGCGGTGTGGGCTTCCGTCCCATCGTCGGACAACTGACCGGCTTTGTCTCTCCGATCCCCGAGGTGCAGATCATCCGATCCGACATCACGATGGACGATTGGAAAGCCGGTGTCCGCGGTCTGGAACACAACTACGAATCCTATGATCATCGCACTGGTATCTGGACGATACGGGTGGGTGACTCCGCTGAAGCGTGGGCGAAATCAGCCGGCAAACTTCTGGCTGGAAAGTATCCGGCGAAGAAGCTCGTCCTTGATTTCAGCAACATCCGCCCCGCAGGAATCCGCCTCAAAGGCTACGGATGGATCAGTTCAGGAGACGCCAGCCTCGCCCGTGCATACGAGGCCCTCGTCGGAATCCTGAACCGTCGGGCAGGCGATCTGCTGACCCGCATCGACATCCTCGATCTGATGAACTGGCTTGGCACCGTGCTGAGTTCCCGGCGTTCTGCCGAGATCGCCCTGATGCCTTTCGGTGAAGACGAGTGGGCCGAGTTCGCCACTGCCAAGCGCGAATACTGGGTGGAAAACCCGCAACGTGCACAGTCGAACAACTCGCTCATCTTCAACGCCAAGCCCTCACGCGATCAACTGGAGACCATCTTCAAGATGATGGTGGAGGCAGGGGGTTCGGAGCCGGGGTTCATCAACCGCGAAGCAGCAACCCGCCGCGCCCCGTGGTTCAAAGGTGTGAATCCGTGCGCCGAAATCCTGCTCGGTAACAAAGCCTTCTGCAACCTAGTCGAGGTCGATGTGGGCAAGTTCAAGGGTGAATCGGCGGGTCTCAAACGGGCGGTCGAACTGGCTGCACGGGCCTGCTACCGCCAGACGTGCGTCGATCTTCAGGACGGTGTCCTGCAAGAGGCGTGGCATCTGAACAATGCCTTCCTTCGGCTGTGCGGTGTGGGGCTGACTGGGATTGTTCGTCGCCCCGATCTATCCACCTACGCATACAAGGAGTTGGAACGTGCTGCGACCGCTGCTGCTTACGAAATGGCTGACAGCCTAGGACTTCCTCGTCCAAAGAACGTCACCACGGTCAAGCCCTCAGGTACTGTTTCCAAGGTCATGGACACCACCGAAGGCGTTCACAAGCCCCTCGGCAAGTTCATCTTCAACAACATCGTGTTCTCCAAACACGACCCGCTTGTTCGAGAGCTTCGCCGCTGTGGCTACCGCGTATTTGACCACCCAACTGACCCTGAATCGGTTCTGGCGACAATTCCTGTCGAGTGGTCCGATGTGCCCTTCGAGAAGGTGACCCAGAACGGGGAAGTGCTGGAGGTCAATCTGGAGTCTGCCGTCCAGCAACTGGAACGGTACAAGATGCTCCAGACCTCGTGGTGCCACCAGAATGTCTCCTGCACCATTTCATATGATGAAACGGAAGTCCCGGCCATCATCGACTGGCTGCTGGAGAACTGGGACCACTACGTTGGTGTGTCCTTCCTGTTCCGCGCTGACCCCACCAAGACCGCTGCTGACCTCGGCTACCCCTACCTCCCGCAGGAAGTCGTGACCGAGAAGGTCTTCCGCGAGTACGCCTCGCGCCTGTCCACGGTGAGCCTCGACGATCACAACTCGTTCGAGGAGCTTCAGGAGGAAGGCTGCGCAGGGGGCGTCTGCCCGATCCGCTGACCAATACGACCCCCACCTCTGCCCGGAAGGGTACGTGGGGGTTCTCTTTTCCAATTCGGTTGCAGTTATGGAGGACTGTCAAGTGAATAACGCCGATTTTCCCCGTATCCCGAATGACTTGATCGAGGCTCTGGACGCGCTCTACCCGGAGCGTACCCCCGACCCTCAATGGTCCGACCGGGAGGTTTGGATGCGTGTGGGCGAACGCCGAGTCGTGCGGACCCTTCAGCGCATCTTCGATGAACAGAACCGCAACATTCTGGAGGAAAAACTGAATGTGCACGAGTAAGCCGAAGATCAAGGCTCAAGACCCTGCGCCCCCGCCGCCCCCGCCTGAGAAGTCTGCCGAAGAACTCGACATGACTGAAGAACAGCGCCGTCGGCTGTACAACACCCGCCACGGCCTGAACCGTCTCAAGATCAACCTGAGGAACTGACGCCTATGTGCAAATCGAGCAAGCCCAAGAGTGCGCCTCCCCCGGCCCCTCCGGCCCCTGAAGTCAAGCAGAACATGGCTGCTAGTATGGAGGGGGCCAGCGAAGATACCGGCGAGAACGTCAAGGCGAAGCGCCGCCGTGATGGCCGAAACGCCCTCCGTATCGACGTGAATGTCTCTGGCGCAGGGGGTCAGGGTCTCAACATCCCCCGGTAAGGAGGTAGCCTGATGATGCAGAGCGCAGGCGCTCGCTACCGCCAGATTGAGGGAAAGCGCGACCCCTTCCTGAAACGCGCCCGTGATGCTGCCAAGCTCACCATTCCGGCCTTGATGCCTCCCGACTCCCACACCGGAGAGTCAAAGCTCCCAACCCCGTTCCAAGGGCTAGGTGCCCGAGGACTGAACAACCTTTCCTCGAAGCTCCTGCTGGCTCTGCTGCCCCCCAACAGTCCCTTCTTCCGTCTGACCATCGACGACTATTCGCTGGAGCAGATGACCCAACAGGAGGGGATGCGAGCAGAAGTAGAGGAAGCCCTCGGCAAGATCGAGCGAGCCGTCCAGTCGGAAATCGAAACGTCTGCTGTCCGTGTCACCGGAGGTGAGACGCTCAAGCAACTGCTGGTTGCCGGTAATGCCCTCCTGTACCTCCCGTATGAGGGTGGAGCCAAGATGTTCCGCCTTGACCGCTATGTGGTCGAGCGTGACCCGATGGGCAATGTGCTTGACTTGATCGTCAAGGAAAGCATCAGCCCGAAGCTCCTGCCTACCGAGATGCGTGAGGTGGTTGAGAAGGGCGATCTGAACCCCGACAAGACCGTCGATCTCTTCACCCGCGTCACTCGCGTGGGTAACAAGTGGGAGGTCTATCAAGAGGTCAAGGAGCAGATCGTACCCGGCACCCAAGGGGCTTACCCGCTGGACAAGTGCCCGTGGATTCCGCTGCGCTTCACCAAGATCGACGGCGAGGACTACGGACGAGGTTACGTCGAGGAATACTACGGTGACCTCCGGTCGCTGGAGTCCCTGACTCAGGCCATCGTGGAGGGTTCTGCCGCTGCCTCCAAGGTGCTGTTCCTCGTGAACCCCAACGGTGTGACGCAGCAGCGCACCCTATCGGAATCCCCGAACGGTGCTGTCCGTACCGGCGATGCCCACGATGTCTCGGTCCTTCAGGTCGAGAAGTTCGCTGACTTCCGTATCGCCTTCGAGACCATCGAGTCGATCTCGTCTCGACTGTCCTACGCCTTCCTCCTGAATTCCGCAGTTCAGCGCGGGGGCGAGCGTGTGACCGCCGAAGAGATTCGCTACATGGCGAGTGAGTTGGAAGACGCCCTCGGCGGTGTCTATTCGATCCTCAGTCTGGAGTTCCAGCTTCCTCTGGTGAAAGCCTTGATGCACCGACTGGAGAAGCAGAAGCGTATCCCGACGCTGCCCAAGGGTTCTGTTCGTCCCGCAATCACCACCGGCCTCGAAGCACTCGGACGCGGCCACGACCTGAACAAGCTCGACCTCTTCCTGCAAGGGGTGATGCAGACGTTCGGTCCTGAGGTCGTCTCCCAGTACGTGAACGTCGGTGACTACCTGACTCGCCGTGGTACTGCCCTCGGCATCGACACCAAGGGTCTGGTGAAGACCCAAGAGGAAATCGAGGCCGAACAGCAGCAAGCCCAAGAAGCAGCCGTGGGCCAGATGGTGGCCGAAGGCGGCATGGGTATGGCACAGGAAATGGTGAAAGGAGCCATGAAGCAATGACCGAAGAAGTGAAACCGCAGACCCGCCGTGGTCGCGCACGAAAGGAGGAGACCCCCGAGGTCTCTTCCCAAGAGCAACCCCCAGAGGTGGTCACCGAGACCCCTGAGAAGAACCAAGAGTCTGGTCGGAAGGCGAAGCTGCCGAACGGCCTGACCATCACCTACCACTGATAGAGGTAACCCATGGTTGATTCCGTGAATCCCCAAGTCGATGTATCCGGTGTGGCCCCGGAGGGTCACGATCAAGCGATGATCGCCAAGGTCGATGAGATCGAGAAGTTTCTCCAACAGCGTCAGCAGGAAGAGAAACCCCCGCAGCAGAAGATCGCCGGGAAGTTCAACTCCTATGATGAACTGGAGAAAGCCTACCGGGAACTGGAGAAGCGTCTCGGGGGTAACCAAGAGCAGCCCAAGGGCAGCGGCGAGAACCTGACCGAAGACGAAGCCCTCAAGCGTGTCGAGCAGGCCAATCTGGACCTGAGCGCGATGTCCGACTACTTCGCTCAGAACGGTGCCCTGTCCGAGGATCACTACGCTGCTCTGGAGAAAGCCGGGATTCCCCGTACCTATGTCGATTCCTACATCGACGGTGTGACGGCCAAGTTTGAGTCCGACCGCAACGCCCTGATGGGTAAGGTGGGTGGCGAAGAGCAGTTCAACTCGATGATCGCCTGGGCCAAGGCCAACATGAGCAAGGCCGAGATCGATGCCTACAACCGCGCCGTGGAAAGCAACGACCTGACCGTGGTCGAGAACGCCATCCTCGGTCTGGCCTATCGCTACCAGCAGGAAGTCGGGCGTGACCCGAAGCTACTCGGTGGTGGTAACGCTGCCGGTGCTGGTTTCCAGTCCGTGGCACAACTCATCGAGGCCATGAAAGATCCGCGCTACGAGAAAGACCCGGCCTACCGCCGCGACATCGAGCAGCGGCTGGCCCGTTCCAACATCATGTGAGGTGACCTATGACCTTCATCACTGAAAACTGGGAAGCCCTTGTGGCTGTTCTGGTAGCCCTCCACGGTCTGGCGATTGCCATCGTGAACCTGACCCCGACCCCGAAGGACGATGAAGTCCTCGCCAAGGTCTACAAGGTGGTCGAAGGCTTCGCTGGCATCTTCACCGACCGCGCCAAGGAAAAGGGCAACGACTGATGGGTGCCTTGCTGAAGGCTCTCGAAGCAGTCTTCAGCGCACTCTCCGGTTTCCTCACCTTCCTCAAGGAGAATCGACTCCGCAAGGAGGGTGAGAACCGGGTTCGTCTGGAGACCCTTGAGCGAACCGTAGAACAGCAGAAGGTGGCCCATGAGATCGACAGCCAGGTTCATCTTGGTGAGCTTACTGGCGCTGACCTTGAGCGGATGCGCAAGTACCAACGTCAAGACCCCTGATGAGTGCGTCTGGACCAAGCCCATCACGTGGCACGAGAACGACACCGCCCAGACCCGACGAGAGATTTTCGCCCACAACCTGAAGTGGGAAGCCTTCTGCACGGATTAGGTTGCAGTTATGGAGGATAACTCATCCTCATCTCTCCTGTGGTTTTCCATTGACTCCCCAAGCCTCTTGAACGTGATGGACTGGATGTTACCGGTCGCAAAGCTCAAACCGGGGAGTCCCTTTTTTACCTCCTGAGCCTCTGCCGTCCCCACCGATCCGGGGTAACGCCATGCCTTGGGAGGTCTTCGACGACGCCATATACAAGTTCAGCGGGAGGCGTCTGCAAGTACCCCGCATCTCACTGGCATGTAGCTCAGAGGTAGAGCAGATGGCTGTTAACCATCTGGTCGCAGGTTCGATCCCTACCGTGCCAGCCACCGAATTCTTGTGAAGGAGGTGATCCCGTATCTCCGGTCGTGCCCGGTTAAGCACGTTCAGTGTGACCTCACGTCGTGATGACAGTTGGGGCACGCGCCATCATAGGTGAGTTCGACAACCGCACTGGCAGCAAAGCCGGTGGTTGCAACCATAGTCAATTCGCCGCAAAGCCTTAGCCCCTGCGGGGACAACTTTGTGTGAAGCGCGTGAGTGGCTGGTGGGAGCGATTCGTCACTTCTCTCAACCATTCATGAGGTAAAAATGGCTGACGCTCTTGTTTCGCGCCTTGGTCAGATCAACGGCGCCGGTGCCATTGACGCTCTTTTTCTGAAGGTCTTCGCCGGTGAAGTTCTGACCAGCTTCGAGAAGACCAACGTGATGATGGACAAGCACCAAGTGCGGACCATCTCCAACGGCAAGTCGGCGCAGTTCCCGGTCATGGGCCGTGGTGACGCCTACTACCACACTCCGGGTGAGTTCATTCCGGGCGGCAAGATCAAGCACGCCGAGCGTGTGATCACCATCGACGAACTCCTGATCGCCCCGGCATTCATCGCCAACATCGACGAGGCGAAGAACCACTACGACGTGCGTTCGGTGTACTCGAAGGAACTGGGCGCAAAGCTGGCGAACACCATGGACAAGCACATCCTGCAAGTTGGTGTTCAGGCTGCTCGTTCCACCAAGACCATCGACGACGCCGATCAGTTTGGTGGTACCACCATCACCCTCGACGCTGCGAGTGATGCGAACAACGGTGACGCTCTGGCCGAAGCGATGTTCGCTGCCGCTCAAATCTTCGACGAGAAGGATGTTCCGGCAGATCAGCGCTACCTGTTCGTGCGTCCGGCCCAGTTCTATGCGCTGGCGCGTTCGACCAAGGTTCTGAACCGCGACTGGGGTGGTGAAGGTTCGTATGCTGCCGGTGACGTGATCCGCGTTGCTGGTGTCAGCATCATCAAGACCAACAACCTGCCGGGTGTCAACGTCGCCAACGACACTCTGGAAGCTGGTACGGGCAACAAGTACGCGGGTAACTACACCAAGACCGTGGGTCTGGTGATGCACCCGTCGGCTGTCGGCACCGTTAAGCTGATGGACCTTGCCATGGAAGGCGAATACCAGATCAACCGTCAAGGCTACCTGATGGTCGCCAAGTACGCGGTGGGTCATGGTGTTCTGCGCCCGGAAGCTGCCGTCGAAATCGCCATCCCGTAATCCGGGGTAGCTTAGTCTCTCCTGTAAGGGGGTCATGAGGTTTGTCCTCGTGGCCCCCTTTTTTTGCTTTTTTCGAGGTTCCAATGCTCTCGCCTACGACTGAACTGGATGCCATCAACACGATGCTATCCACCATCGGGGAAGCTCCGGTGAACACCGTTGAGGACAACGGGATCGTGGATGCTGTCCTCGCCCGTCAGATTCTCCGTGCGACCTCCCGCGAGGTGCAGTCTCGGGGCTGGCACTTCAACACCGAGAAGGGTTACCCACTGAACCCTGACTCTAACGGATTCCTTGTCCTCCCGGCCACTGTACTGCGGGCAGACACCGTGGGGGGCTACCAAGACATCGACGTGGTGGTCCGGGGTAATCGCCTCTATGACCGCCGCAACCACACCTACCAATTCAACAAGCCGGTGAAGATCGACATGGTGATCTTGCTGCCCTTCGATGAGCTACCTGAGGTGGCCCGAGGGTACATCACCATCCGGTCCTCACGCTTCTTCCAAGAACGGGTGGTCGGGTCTGATCTTCTCTCCACCTTCTCGCAGAACGATGAAGTTCGGGCGCTCGTTGCCCTTCAGGAGATGGAAGCAGACACGGCTGATTACAACATCCTGACCGATAACTACTCGGTCGCACGGGTCCTGGATCGCTGATATGACCATCGTCTCCACCACGATCCCGAACATGGTCAACGGGATCAGTCAACAACCCTTTGCATTGCGTCTGTCCTCTCAGGCTGAAGAACAAATCAACGGTTACGCTTCCGTTGTCGATGGTCTCCGCAAACGACCGGGCACTCGCTACATCAAGCGGCTGCCATCCAACATCGGGACCAGTGCCTACCTTCACACGATCAACCGTGACGGGAACGAGAAGTACCTCGTGGTGATCCAGAACGGCTCGATCCGGGTGTTCGATCTGGCTGGTAACGAGAAGACTGTCAACTACCATTGGGCGGGGCAGTCCTACCTCAGATCGACCAACCCCCGTGAAGACTTCCGTTGTGTCACGGTGGCTGATTACACCTTCGTCCTGAACACCAAGGTGACGGTGGCGACCGACAGCGCCGTCGTCCCGAACCGCCCCCGAGAGTGCATCGTGTGGGTGAAGCAAGGGGCCTACGGTGCGAAATACACGGTGACAGTGGCCGGGGTGACCGCTACCTACACGGTGCCCAATGGCAGTCAAGCGTCTCACGCTAACGATGTCACCACCGACAACATCTGCACCCAACTCTTCAACCAACTGGTGGGGGGTTTGGGGGGCCAGTGGTCGGCAACCCGGTATGGCTCGATCATCCACATCTACCGGTGGGATGGCGCGGCGTTTTCCTTCGGTCATTCCGACTCGTTGGGCGATAATGGCATCGAGATCGTCGGCAGTAGGGTCCAGCGTTTCTCCTCACTCCCGGCGCGGTGTGTCAAGGGTTACACCGTGGAGATCACTGGGGATCAGGCCTCAGGTTTCGACAACTACTACGTCAAGTACGAGACTGACGGTAACGCCGAGAATGGCGGTGTCTGGAAGGAGACAATCAAGGGAGGCGAGAACTTTCAACTCAACATCCTGACGATGCCTCACGCCCTGAAGCGTCAAGCCGATGGGACGTTCATGTTCGAGCCGATCTACTACGAGGATCGCAAGGTGGGTGACCTCGAAAGTAACCCGATGCCCTCGTTCGTAGGTCGCCGGATCAGCGACATCTTCTTCCACCGGAATCGACTCGGGTTCATCTCGGATGAGAACGTGATCTTCTCCCGCACCGGGGACTTCTTCAACTTCTTCCGGGGTACGGTCACTGCCGTGTTGGATGATGACCCCATCGACGTGGGCGTGTCTCACGTGAAGGTCTCGCTGCTGCGTCATGCGGTCCCGTTCGCAGAGACTCTGCTGTTGTTCTCGGATCAGACACAGTTCCAACTGGCGAAGACCGACATCCTCACACCGGCCACGGTTTCCATCGACCAGACCACGGAGTACGAATGCTCCCTCAAGGCCAAACCTGTCGGTGCCGGTCGCCACGTGTATTTCACGGTGAATCGAGGGCGCTTCACTGGGGTGAAGGAGTATTACGTCGATCCTGATACGGAGTCCCTTGACGCCAACGAGATCACCGGGCACGTCCCCCGGTTCATCCCCGGAAACGTCTACAAGATCGCCGTCAGTGGGACTGAAGATTGCCTGTGCATCCTCACCGAGGAGGCCCGGAACAAGGTCTTCGTCTACAAGTTCTACTGGTCCGAGAACGAGAAGATGCAGGCGTCGTGGTCCCACTGGGAACTCGCAGCCGACTGTGAGGTGTTGAACGCCGACTTCATCGAGTCCGCCCTGTATCTCGTGGTGAAGCGCCCGGATGGTATTCACCTCGAAGTGATGGACCTCGAACCCGGCAAGACCGAGGAGAACTGGGACATTGCGGTGCATCTCGACCAGATGCTCACCGAGAGTCAGGTCAATTCGGTGACCTTCGACCAAGGTGACCCAAACCTCGACGACGACGATGTGACCCGCGTGGTGCTTCCGTACCGCCTACCTTCGACCGATCCGAAGGGGCTGCAAATCGTCACCGCTCCGGGTGGTTCCCGTGTGCCCGGTGTCGTGGTGGAGAACTTCACTCTGGAGAACTCCGCGACCAACACCACGGTGATCCTGAAGGGTGACTGGCGAAATCAACCCGCCTTCATTGGAACCCCCTACGTGTTCCTCTACAAGTTCTCGACCTTGGCTGTCCGTGAGGATGCCCAAGGCGGAGGTCAGAACGTGGTGGGTGAAGGTCGTCTTCAGCTTCGGCGCATGGCGGTGCTGTACGACAAGTCAGGGTACTTCCGTGCCGAGGTCACGCCCTTCAACCGGGATACCTACCGCTACGTCTTCTCTGGTCGTGTGGTGGGTTCTGCCAACAACGGGATCGGCAAGGTCTCGATTGAACGGGGCAAGTTCCGCTTCCCCTTGATGGGACGGAACGACCAGATCGAGATCACCTTGGTCAACGACACCTACCTCCCGTGCTACTTCCTGAGCGCGGAGTGGGAAGGGTTCTTCACCATCAGATCGAAGAGGCTGTGATGCTGACGTTTCGGGCTGCTACTGAGTCCGATGTCTTGTCACTGGCACCTCGTCTGCGCGAGGCAGACCTTCTGGAACTCAAGACTTGGGGCGAACGTGACCCCGTTCAAGCCCTGATGGAAGGTCTGCACTCGCCTGATGGGTGCATGGTGGCAGTGACCCCGGATGACGTACCGCAAATCATCTTCGGCACCACCCCGTCCTCTGAACGATACCTCGGGTTCGTCTGGATGATGGGGACCGATGCCGTCAAGACCCACTGGGTCCAAGTCCTCAGGGAAACACAACCGTGGATCAACCGAATCCGTGGTGGCTACCGGGTTCTCTCGAACGCCGTCCATGCCAAGAACACGCTCCACATCAAGTGGATTCGGTGGGCCGGGTTCGTCTTCCTGAGAAAACTCTCCATCAACGGAGAGGAGTTCTACGAATTCGCAAAACTGTTCCCGATGGAGGGGTAATGAATGTGTGATCCCGTTTCGATTGGGATGGCCGTGTTCGGCACCTTATCTGCGGTGGCTGGACACCAACAGGCATCCAATCAAGCGAAGCTCCAGACGCAGATGCACCAGATGAATCAAGCGTCGGCCCTGAGAGACATGCAGCTTCAATACGCTGACTCAGGGATCAGGGAGCAACAAGAACGACAAGCTGCTGCTGAACAGGTGCAAGGGCGCCGCCGAATGGCCTTGATTGAGGCCGGAAGTGCTTCAGCCGCAATCGGAGAGTCCGGTGCCGCCGGTCTGACAATGGGTGCCCTCATGCGTGAGGTCATGGGTCAGGCAGGGCGTGACGTGACCTCCATCAACACCAACCGTGACTGGACCGCAGGACAACTCGGGCGAGACCGTGAAGGGATTCGCTCGTCTGGAATCAGCCGGATGCACAGCACTGCACCGGGAGTTGGACCTTCGCGTCTGGCGACTGCACTACGCATCGGCTCTGTGGGGCTGGATGCGTACTCGTACCACAAGTCCCTGAAGTAAGAGGTTGCTATGGCAAATGTTGGAGGATTGCGATCCATCCAGTCTGAACGCCCCATCCCGAAGTATGACCGTGGGACGCGACCGCTGATCAACACCCGCGACCGTGGGCAGGGGGAATCCCTACGTCCGGTCGCCACCCCGTTGAGCCGTTATCAGG